TTTACACTCAATGCTACTACGTATTCTATGAGTAATCGTCGACCTGATAGAAACTACTCGTATAGTGCTACTTTTGATACCGCTTCTTTTACTTCTCAAATAGGCTATGAACGCCGTCGTCAAATCTCACGACGTCGTAAGCGTACTTTTAACTTTGCGTATACTAATATTACAGGTGTTTATAAAGCGGCAATTGAAAATTTTTACAATAGTCGGGGTGGACAGTTTGAAGCATTTGAATTTGATTTGACATATGCTGGTCAAAGTGGTAGTATAATTGTACGTTTTGATGGGCCTCTTACTATTACACAGATTGTAGCAACTGATAATATTTTAACTGACATCTATAACGTCAACTTTTCTTTACAGGAAACCTTCTCCTAATGTCTACTCGCGCTTACGATTATACTCTACAAGTAGCTGACGCCTCTTCTTTTACTAGAGGTAATGTCGTTATTGGCACTACTTCTGGGGCTGTCTCTGAGATTGTTTCAATTGAAGCTTCTAATCTTAAAGTGCGCATGGCTAATGTCTATGTAGAATATCAAACGGGTGAACGACTTATTAGTAATGCTGCAGTACTAAACACCGTAAACGTTTTTATTGACCATTCCTCTAATGTTACGGGGAGTGCTAACGTATTTGCATTACCAACACCCTTAGGTCTTCCAGATAGTGTGATAGTGTATGCTAATGGACTTGTCTCTCCTCGTGATTCTTATCGTATCAATTCTAATAACACAATTCAGTTTTTACCTATTTTAGCACTACAAAATACTAATAGCGAAGCTATTACTAGTATTACATATCCCACTGCCAACGTAACTTCGTTACTCATTCAGATGGTGCGGGGTAATGTAGATGCAGCTAGTTTTGTCGCCTCTAATTTAGTCAATTATGTTGAAACAGCTAACTCAACTATCTCAGCGATAAGCGATTCTCCCTATATCGCAGAAAAAAATTCTTTTCAGCAAACTCCACTAGTAAAGCTATACTCTATCTACTATCCCGGTGAGTGGTACCCCAAGAACTCAGCAGGTAATCCGACTAAGAGTGGAGACGGGTATCCGTGGCCCTATGGCTTTCCTATCCGATACGCCGAGGTTATTGGAGAAAATTATAGCGATTTTAACTATAATGTTATTTTTGATGGTGTGGAGTATCGTGTAACTGCTTTGCAGAGTGATTCTATCAGTGCAGATAGCTCAGGGCGCATAAACGAAACTACTCTTAAGGTTTCTAACTTTGATGGGTCAATGGCTACACTAGTCGAAAATGCTCGTATTGCAGGATATAACTCTTCTAATTCTGCATTTGCTTTTATAAATGGAGAAGTAGTACAAAACATAGACCCAAGGACTATTGTATCTAATGTTCATTATGACGCAGCTGTTGCTCAGTCTAGAGGAGAGAATGCTGCCTGGGACTATGAATCTACTGTCTCAAATGGAGATACCTGGACGTCTTTTAAGAGTGATTCTCGGGACCTACTCGAAGCTGTCGTAGAAATTAAACTCACCTATGCTAAATTTTTAGACTACTGGCCTGAGTATTCACTTGTTAAGAACAGTACTCCAAACTCTGCCACTGTTTACTCTAGCGCACCTTATCGAGTAGGAGATAGCGTTACTGCTAATACGAACGCATTAACTGCTAATATTGTTTCCATTTATGGAAATACTCTCTATTTTGACTCTACTGATTTAGGCGATTTACTCTCTAACTCTAAAGTGTGGATTCGAAATCCTGACGCTGACCGCAGTTCTTACGTAGAACACATTTTTACGATTACTAACTTACAAGAGCTAGACGAACTCGCTGCAACCTTTTCTATGTCTAACTGGTTACAGTACTTTAGAAACTCTGTGCCAAAACGTAAGTTTTTTGCGTATACTTGTCCGTTTCAGTATAAAGGAGCAGAATGTAAGTATCCAGCTTCTGGAAGTGGTACTATAGTAGGCTCCAACCCACCACTTCAAGCAAACGGATTCTTTACTCTTAATAATGCTAGTACTGGTAGTATTAACCAAGACCTCTGTGCTAAAACTCTAGTTTCTTGCGCATTACGTCGTAACACTGTTAATTTTGGAGGTTTTCCTGGTGCCGCAAACTAAATTTGATGCCCTACTAACTTCGCTACATAATCATTCTATCAGTGAGTATCCTCGCGAAGCTTGTGGCATAGTCACACGTAGCTTTGAGTACATACCGTGTAAAAATATTAGTGCTACCCCTAAAACGAGTTTTATTATAGACCCTCTTGCAATTCTGCAACATGAAAACGGTATTTGGGGATTCTTTCACTCACATCCAGGCAGTGCGGACCCAATTCCGAGTAAACGAGACTTAGAGAGTACTGTTTTCTCTGAGTACAAATTCTTAGTAGGTTTTGCAGGTTCTGTCTATATTTATTGGCTTAATGAGGCTAACTCTTTAAGTTTTGAGAAGTTCAATGAAAGTCACTGTAGCCTTTAGTCACATCTTACAAAAAATTATACAAACAGAGCGTATTGAGATAGATGTAACGTCTTATCGAGATATTATTTCTGCTTGTGTTAACCTGCTGCCTCAGTTTCGTAAACACTTTTTACATAAGCGTCTCTACTCTCAACTAACACTAGTTGATGGAGATAAGTATGTTAGAGATTTTGAGTTAGACTTTAAGCCGCGTAGCAGCACTGTGTATATGATTCCGACTATTTCTGGAGGAATCTCTACTGCTTTTGACAGTCTTGGTAATCTTAGTGTATTTTATGGTGCTTCTCTACCGGTAAGTAATCAAGAGATGCCCCTCAAAGGCATTGACCGTCGTATTAGAGATTCTGTGCTATACGGGAAAGCGTCTATTGCGTTTGATGTGGCACAGCGTCGTACTAATAGAGAAAATGGAACGTTAGATAACTCAGAAGACCCCACTCGAGGATTTGGAAGTCTAGGTTCTATGAATGCTATTGGCGCTAGTATTCCTCTTCATTTTGGTATGGTACGTACTTCAGGTGCCGTTATTAGTCAGTATATTAAACACATTCAACGTGGCGGTATTGATAATATTCGCGTGGCAGACTATATATGATTAAAAAGTATTTTAAAATTGGTAGCAAGCTAGTTCCTTATATTGCAGGGGGTGCAATAGAGTCACTCGGGTCTACTATTACAGCTACTTTTGATGGGTCGTTTAGTACTAACCCTAACACTTCTAAGAGCTCGGATATTCTCTTTATGCAACTAGCCTTAGGAGAGGGACCTATTTATCGTATTAATCCTAATGGTCCACAAGATATTGAGATAGACAACAAGTATATTGACGACTTAATTGATTTTACTAAGAATAACGTACGCCCTGAAGTATTTGCCGTACGTTATGCAACAGGCACAGAAACTCAAACTCCAATGCCCTCTTTTTCAGGTGAAATTGTTACTTCTGTTCGCTTTGCTAGTCCAGTAGTGCTAAAGAGTGGTATCTCTTCTTCTCTTAATTTAAATGCTCCGCCAGCTACTAGTATTACTTTTTTCCCTACTAACACTTCTGAAGGACTAACCCCTCTTGATTCTATTAGAATTAAGTTTAAGGTGTTAGAACTGCGTTCAGATTTTAATGGACGTTCTGAGCCTGCGCAGCTATCTCTTGTAGGACTTATTCACGCTAGAAATGAAACCTCAGAGTTAAATAACTATATTGCGGGAGCCGGTCTTTTAATTAACAGTATTGTCACTGACGAAATGGCGCTAGAGCTGGAACTAAAAATTCCAGAAGATAAGCGTTCTAGTGCTGGGTATAATGTTTCTATTTTAAAAGTGTCGGAGGATGTTGCAGACGAAGGTTTTGTTGCAGAGGTTGAAACTATTGGGTTCGACGAGATACGAAAAGATATTTATTCCTACCCTAAAACCGCGCTTGTTGGCTACGCTATTAAAACCACTGACTTTCGCACCGATATTATTCCTAACTTCTCTTCGCTTATTAAAGGGTTAATAGTAGATGTGCCGTCGAACTATAATCAACCTATTTTAGCTTCTGGAGAGGTTGACTGGCGTCAAATAGAGGTTCCTGCCTCAGGTGGGGACAGTGCGGCTATTAACGGCTATCGCACACAAAAACGTGGACCTGTTCTTATTAATGACCCAGATATTAATATTTATGATGGAATTTGGGACGGTACTTACAAAAAAGACTGGACTGAGAACAGAGTCTGGATTATTAGACATCTTCTTGTAGACGTACTAGGAGTTCCTGAATCTGCTATTGACAAGTATAACTTCTATAATGTAGCTCAGTATGTAGATGCTATAGACCCTCTTACAGGTAATTTTACGGGGGTAGATGGTTTTGCAGACGGGTCTTTTCGTTATAAGCCAAATGGCTATGCTTCAGATATAGAAGATGCCTTAATTGGATTACCAGAAGGTACTCCTGTAAAAGAACGACGTTTTGTATGTGGCATTAGTATTACTGATACTACAACTGTTTTAGACTTAATTACAGCATTAGCAGGCAGTATGAGAGCTGTATTTAGTAACACAGGTAATAAGATTCGTCTTATTGTTGATAAGGCAGATAATTTACCTGTTGCAATCTTTAACGAGACTAATATTCAAGCTGGTTCTTTTAAGCTATCAGGTGTTCGGTCAGAAGATATACCGACCGGAGTAGAAGTTTCATACATCGACTTTTTAAACCACTTTCAAAAAGAGTCAATAGTGTTAGATAGTTCAGAAATTTCTGAGCTAGAAAAAACTAATAGAGTATCTATTGATGCGGTGGGCTGCACTAGACGTAGTGAGGCACTTAGACTTGCTCAGTATCACTTAGATACTTCAAGACAGCTTAAGAGAAAAATACAGTTTAACGCTTTTTCAGATGCTTCAGACTTAGAAGTTGGAGATATTGTTGCAGTATCCCATCAAATATCTGGAGTATCCTATGGATATGGCGGACAAATTTTTAGTAATTCTGCATCTAGTATTTCTAACGTATTTTTAGAGCACTTTACTAGTCCTAGCATTAATTCAGATATTTTTACCTCAAATACTAATCCTCTAGTGTTAAAGATATTCAGACAAGAGGATAATAAAATAGATTACTATTTAGTATCTAATACTGCGTACAATTTACTAACTACTGGAAATAGCAGTTCTGGAGTTGACGTAATTGATGTCTCTATTACTAATATCTTAAATCCGTCTACTAGAACTTTTGTTGCTAATACTGCTTTTTCTTCTTCTAGTATTCCAAAACGCGGAGATTTATGGGCGCTAGGAGAGATTAATCCTACTAATCTCTACTCAGATTCTAGCACTAAACTATTTAGAGTAGAATCCCTTAGTTTTAATGAGTCTGGAATCTGTGCAATTACGGCCACAGAGTATAATTCGGCTCTTTTAGCTAATGTAGATAGTGCTGCTAGAACAGTTAGAACACCTAGAAAGGGCACTCTAAACTATACTACACCGCCTGTCCCTATTCTGGCTCTTCGCTCTATACCTTCAAAAACTAACGAAGGACTAATTAACTATAATCTTTTAATCTCTGTAACTTCCGACTCTACAAACTATGATATTCCCGTAACTACTGGTATTGTTTACGGCTCTATTGAAGTCTTTTCAGAAATCGGTGGTTCAGAGCAAATAGGATAATCTAATGCCTATATTTAGAATTTCAGCTAGTAATACTAGTTTTTTAACAAACGGTGAAGATGCAGTTTATGCTGGTAAAAACGGTTTTACTAGCACAATGGGGGCAATCCCTACATTATGTAATTCTTTTACCGCTAACGCTTCTTCTATTGTATTTAGTGTTCCTAATTTGCATCTATTACAAGATGATAATTATGCCGTACATATTTTAGATGTGCCTACTTTAGAAGGATTTACCTCTGACTACTTAAAAACTCCTATTCTCCAGTTTCCAGAGAGCACTGCTTTAGAAGGTTCTGTAGGTTTTGTAGATAGAGAGACTGCACTAAGTTTAGAAATAGCTTCCTATAATGTTGTGTCTAATACTATTACAGCACTAAATAGACCGTACGGCAATACTATTATTAGTAGTATATTTCCAACTGCGCCATTTTACATTACTCTATTCCAAACTATTACTACTAACAATTTTTCTAATCGTACTGCGTATATTACGGGTAGTAGTAAAAGCGTAAAAAGAACCTATAACGTGACTGGTAATACGGGGAGTTATACCGCAGCTCTTGGATTCGCTACCTCTAATCGTAATGAAGTTAAAGTATATCTCGACGATATTGCAACAGATTCTTTTACTTGGAGCGGGGATAATGTTACCGTAACTCTACTAGGAGATACTACTGAAGTTAAAACTATTGTTGATAGATATACTGTTCCGGCGTTTGAAACAGGAGATTTAGCCTCTTTATCTCTTTTTAATAACACCTACTCTATTAGTAACACAAGTTATATTCCCGGAGATGCTCTCTATAGCGCAGATTTAACTAATAATAAGTTTTATAAAATTAAGCTTAACAAAGCTATTACGGCTAATCTTACTAGTGTTTCTATAGTCAATACTAGCCCTGATTTAGAAGGTAAGATTGCTAACATTACTTCCAACTCCTATACTTTTGATGGACGTAGCGATTATAACTTTACATATAAGCTTGCTAATACAGGCATTTACTATATTTATGAAAAGAGTAAGGTTCGATATACTACTGCTAGAATAGATGAGTTTGGTCGTTTAGAAGGTATTGGTCCGGCCTTTTATATTGTGGAGGCTACTAACGTAAACAGATACAATAGAGTAAGTAGTGCTGTAAAAAGCCTAGTAGAAGTTGAACCTCTTCGCATCTCTAAAGTTTCTGGTATTACAATTGATGAACAAATTTTTGTTGATACTACAGGTGGCGCTTCCATCAACATTAACGTTACTTTTCCTACTCTAAAACGAAGAGACATAACCGCTTATGAACTAAAGTATCGTATAACAACATCTCAAGGCGCGGACCTTCCAGGTAGTACTATCTTAATTCCCCACGATGAAAGCCTAGATAATATTACTTATACGATAAATGGTATTAGTCGAGGTCGAACTCCGGGAGGTAATATTCTTAGAATTACCGTAACTCCTGTAATTGGGCTTTTTAGAGGCTATTCTACTAGTATTGCTCATCCTATTATTGGTAAGCAGTCTGTCCCTTCTGGACCGCGTAACCTTAGTGTTGCACAACAAGAAAACTTTTTACTCTTTTCTTGGCAGTACCAACTTACGAACGAAGGATTTGTGTTAGACATAGATACTAAAGAAGTGGAAATACGTCAATATCCTGGTTTATTAGATTTAAGTGCAATAGAATCCTTAGATGCTGCGTGGGGTTTCTCTACTCTAGTCGGTAGAGTTGCTTTCCCTAATACTAGTTTTACTACTCCTATTACAAGTTTTGGCGACTTTACTTTTCTAATTCGTGTTAGAGATACTAGCGATATTGAAAGTGAAGAACTAGCAGCTGCCTCTATTACTATTATTCGTCCTAGCGCTATTCGGCTATTTAAAACATATAATGACGGTTCTCCAGGAGTAAGCTTTACCTCTCAAGACGGTAATCCTTTCCCAACCTCTAATGACTATCCAGAACTTGCTTTTTCTAGTTTTAGTGAAACAGTTAACGGTGGTTTAGTTATGAGTGATAGCTCTATTACTGATAACGCCAATGGGAGTGCTGTGGGGTTTGCAGTATATGGAAATACTACTTATTTAACTACCACTAATAATCCAGTTGCTACATATATTACCCCTATTAGGGATGTTGGACAGAATATTATTGGCACAATTAGAATTGCACCAATAGTCTCAGCTAGTAATCCTGGTGTAACGTTTGATACTTTCTACACCGTAATTGTTTCTGGAGTTACCGATTTCCACGCTTCTACAGGGCTATCTCCCTCTGCTAATGTACTAGTAGATAATGCGTTTGGAGGGTTAGGTACTATTTTAGGTTTTAATAATGCAAACGCAGCACCAGTTACTTATAACAGCTATCATCAAACTCTAACTAGTGGTGGAGACTTTGGTAATGTTTACGCTATTAGAAATCCAGGTCAGTTCAACGGGGATGAATCTAATGCTAATACTTTTGCGTTGATTGCGGGTGTAATAGACGCAAACTCTATTGCGCTAGGAAATATATACTACTCTAACGGCTTTCTATCCAGCACTAATAATTTTGCTAATTTAACTATTAGTGGGAATTCTTATGAACTAATTAACTTGATACAGTTTGGTGATGAAGGTGCAGCTATTACTTTCTTAGGCCCCGAACGACAAGTAACTCAAAACATCTTTATTAGGACTTCTAATGCTAATGTTTATTATGCAGCTGCTGCTAACGGTGTAAGCGGTTTTCCAGGACACGGAAATGTTAATCCTAATACTTTTTTCGGAGCTTTTAGTAACGCCGAATTAGGTTGGAAAAACTTTGTGCCAGGCGCTTCAGAGTTTCGATATTTTCAAATTAAGTTAGAATTAGGTAACCCATCTCCCGTAGAGTCTGAAATAATATTAGAAGATTTAAAGTACGAGGTTGATATAGTACAAAAAACGGTAAGACAACGTGTACAACTTTCTTCTGTAAACGGCATTACCGTTGATTACTCTTATGCTAATTTTTACGAGATTCCTCAAGTATCTGCAATTGTTGTAGATTCTACGGTATCACAATTTGCACAAGCTTTTGATATTACCAGAACTAGTTGTAATATTAAAGCCTATATCTCACAAAACGGTAACCTAAGTGATAATGCTATTATTAGTGTTATTGTGGTAGGCGCCTAAAATAATTCTAAAATTTTGTATTGACTTACATTGTGGTTCTGTTATAATTTTAATGTAAGGAGTAAATTCATGAAAACGATTAACAATCAAGTTTTTCTTCCAAACGTCGGAGAAGATAATTTTTATCCTAACACTCCACAACTGGTAGAAGATAAGCTTTCTGCATTATCTAGTGCAGATTATCCTACTATAGCATCCTTAGGCTACACCCCTACTAGAGGTACTAGTGAAGGAATGATACCGATTAAAAATAAGCCAAAGCGTTAACAGGAGATTTTAAATATGGCAAAATTACAAAATATGGCTAGCGGAGACCACACTATTCCTGGTAGCCCTTCAGAATACTTTACACCAACTACAGGAGATCAAACTATTTCGTATCCTCCTCTAGACAAGAGTGGCCGCGGCACTGGTGGACCAATTATTGCTCCAATGCCTACAGCGGGTGGAACACCTGCTATGCGTGGTGCATCAATTAACTATCCAAACTCTAACAGTGCAGGAATTCGTGGTTCTATCGACGACGGAGCTACTGCTAGTGGAGGAGTTAGAGGAAAGCGAGTTGGGCCAGAGGCTCCTTACAGGAACCCCGTTTCAGGAATCAATCCTGAAAAACCAATTCAGCGTAAACCAAAGCGCTAAAAGAAAAACCCCGGAAAGTCCGGGGTTTTTTATTAGAGTACTTCGCTATCAGAAAAGAACCAACATTTATAGTAGTTTTCTAAATCTGCATAACTACCTAAATACTGCACTCCCCTAAAAATAGCTGGCGAACGTCTACAGTTATATTGGACAACAAGTTTACGCTGCCATTCGCCATTAAGAAATACAATTTTATAGTTCTCTTTATGAGATTTTAGAAGCTCTACTGCTTTTGCCGTCCAAGGACAACCTTCAAGACCCATTACTGTCCAGATAGCTACATTATCTGTTTCTCTAAGCCTCTTATCAGGGGTTTCGGGCGGTTTAACTGGTT